CCATGGCCACGATCAGAGCACGTAAACGCACCGACGGCAGCACCAGTTACACGGCTCAAATACGCCTGATTCGTGAAGGGGCGCAAGTCTATCAAGAGAGCCAGACTTTCGCCCGTAAACAGGCCGCCCAAGCATGGGTTCGCAAGCGTGAAGCCGAACTGGATCAACCCGGCGCGATCGAGCGGGCAAACCGGATAGGCGCCACGGTTAAGGAAATGATCGATCGATACATGGTCGAAATGGAAAAAGCCCGTGGCCTGGGAAAAACCAAGCTGGCCACACTCAAAGCTATCAGCGAGTCCTACCTGGGCGCGGTGAGTGACCAGGACTTGAACTGCCAGATTCTGGTTGAGTACGCGGTCTGGCGAATGGGGCCAGAGGGCGGCGGGGTGCTGCCTCAGACCGCTGGCAATGATTTGGCGCACCTTGGGGCTGTGCTTTCGATTGCGCGCCCGGCATGGGGCTATGAGGTCGACCCTCAAGTAATGGGCAATGCCCGCAAAGTCTTGCGCAAGTTGGGCTACAACATGCGCAGCCGTGAACGTGACCGCCGCCCGACTCTGGATGAGCTGGATAGGCTGCTGGAGTACTTCCAATCGATTCAGGACAGGCGCCCGACTTCGATCAATATGCTCAAGATGACAGCGTTTGCCTTGTTCTCGACTCGGCGTCAGGAAGAGATCACCCGGATCAAGTGGGCGGATCTGGACGCGGAGGGGAGTAGAGTCCTGGTGCGGGATATGAAGAATCCCGGGCAGAAGATAGGCAATGATGTGTGGTGTCATCTACCGCCTGAAGCATTGGCCATCCTGCAGTCAATGCCAAAGACCGTTGACGTGATTTTTCCCTACAGTGCTGAATCAACTTCCGCATCCTGGACACGGGCCTGCAAGTTTTTGGGGATCATCGATCTGCACTTTCACGACCTGCGCCATGAGGGTGTCAGTCGCTTGTTTGAAATGGATTGGGATATACCGAGGGTGGCCAGCGTATCGGGGCACCGCGACTGGAACTCGATGCGTCGCTATACCCACCTGCGTGGACGGGGGGACGCTTATGAAAACTGGAAGTGGTTGGATATTGTGGTAAAGGCGCCCGTGAAGCTGGGCGCCCTGACCTTAAAGTGATTTAGCCTCTACGAAGTGCGCTGTTGAGCTGCTGACTTTCCTTCATCGCTGCAGCGCGCTGGCTGTCCAGGTACTCGGAAAGATCCGAGATATGAATCCCCTTGGCACTTTTCTGGCTGGCCTCCATCCGCGTGATGGGGATTTTAATCAGCCCGGCCATCACCTTGCGCTCAAACATATTGGTGGTCAGGTGGGTAAAGTAATCCGTGCAGACCTTATGCAAAGGGATTACCACTTGGGCATCGTACTGGGCCATCAGAACAAACAGAGTTTTCATTTCCCGGCTTCCAGTTCAGCAATGCGATTTAGCAGTTGGGCAATGACTTTGTTCTTCTGATCGAGCACCAGTTCCAAGGCGAGCGAGCGTTCCAGTCGATGGATTATTTCACCGTTCATGCTTCGTTGGTTTCTATAGGCGACGGTGGCAATTTCAGGACGAAGACCATCGGGTAACCGGATTACAAACTTGTCTTGAGCGCGTGAGTCAGTCATTAGTTAGCTCCCAGGGACATGGATTTAGCGAGTAACTGCGCAACTACGGCAGCATCCCGCTCCGATAGCTCGCCCAAGGTTTGGGCCATGCTGCTCAAACTTTCCAGGCGCACACGTGCCTCTGGTGTTTTGTGTACCAGGTAACCGATCACCGCAGCTCCGATAATTGCGGTGGCCACCAGGTGCCTGGCCGGTGTGGTAGCCTTTACTTCACTGCTGCTTTGGTTTGTCACTTTCATGGTGTAGTCCTCAGTGGTGGTTGGTGTCGGGGAGCTGCAACTCCTCGACACCGCATTTCGAATTCAGGCTTTGAACTGCCAGCAGCTCACCGACTCAGGTGGGGGATTCACCAAGTTGTTTTTCCGCTGGATGCTGTTGATGGCGCTGGATGTGGTGCGATTGATATCAATCAATTTGTGCGATTTGCACTCACGAAGTAGCTGACGCAAGGTGCCGATGTCTGCCAGCTTCTGACGATGTTCTGCCGCTATCTTGGCGAAGCCATTAAGGTTGATCGCGATGACGTCAGGCTTCTTGCTGTGGTTAACCAACGGTTCGCTGGTGAGCGACTCCAGGTACTCATAGACCTGCCAGAACTCGACTACCGCTGGTGGATCCATGACGATTGCAGCCTGGCGTTCGTGCGCCATTTCGATGATCTCTATACGAGTGCTCGTGATCATTGCGTCGGTCAACGGCAGCACCAGGGCAAGGCAATCAACAAGCGCAAGCATCATGCTGTGGTTCTTGACGATTCGAGCTGAGCTCAGCGTGCGCAACGAGCGCAGGTGCTCGCGGTGCTTAGGATAGGTTTCGGCGAACTTAGCCATAATCTGTGGTTCAAGACTGATAGCCTGAACAAGGAAGTTGCTGACCTCGTCTGTTGCCATCTGACTCAGTGCATCAGCGGCCGCGCTGCTTTCTGATGTGATCTTTGGCTTGAGAAAGTGCAGTTTGACGATCCGGCTCATAATTGCTTCATTGCCAGTGACGGGGGCGTTTTGGCAGATTGCGATTGCTGCGCGGAACTCAGGCTCATAGGTTTCATTGGTGTTGTTTTTCACACCACGGGTACCCAGCAGGCCGCCACCGAAGAAGTCTTTCAGCTCGTTCATATCGAACGATTTGTTATTCGATGCGTCGTTGTCGCGATCCCCTTCGATAAACACGACTGGCATCCCTGCGACCTGGCCCATCGCCCGACTACGGCCTGACGCAGTACCTTTCATTGGGTCGAAGCCTTCGTAGTGGGGCCGCCCGAAGAGTTTCCACAGGAACATAATCAACGTGCTCTTACCCGCGTCCGGTTCGCCAGTGGCCTCCAGGAACGGGAAACTTTCGTACTGTGCCCGGATCTGTTCTGAGAACAGCGAACCAAACCAAAACGTCAGTGCAGCCAGTCCCTTTTCGCCGAAGCACAGCCACAGCTTGGCCAGCCAGTCATCGCGATAGCCTTTGTTGGTTGCCTTCGGATTGATTTTTACGTTCTTGACCAGGCATTTAACCCGGCGCTTGCCGAACTCAAAGTAATCGTCGGAATTGACCTGGTAAACGACACCGTTATGACAGGCAAGACCATTGAAAATGTAAGCCTGATGTTCTTTGCTGTACCCAACAAAGTCGATTGTTTCTACGGTTTTGATACCTTCGATTTGCTTCATTGAAATCTGGTCAAGGTGCTTTTGGGCACCCAGCCATGTGGAGCTGGAGTAGAGAAGACGGGCTTTAAACTCGGTGCTCGATGAAAACTGTTTCAGGGTGAAAGTGATCTTTTCGCTTGGAGCATCACCGTGCGGATTGATACGGACGTAATACCACGCCTCACCAGTCGCTTCGTTTAGTTGCTTGTAGAGCGTTTCAAAAGTGCAGTTCGCCAACTGCTTTAACGAGCAAGCGCTATCCAACGCTTTTTGTCGGGCTGCCTTTGCGTTCAGAAGCTGGTCGTCATGGTCATCGCTGTTGAGGAGTTCACGTTGTTCCTCATCGAGCTTGTGCAGATCAAACTTCGCCCAGTACAGGCGGTTGGCATAATCAAAGTGGAATTCGGATCCTTCCTTTTTTTGGTTATAGATCAGCATCGCTTTTTCACGGGCGGATTCAGCCAACAACAGATCGCCTTGATGGCGAGCCGCATCCAGATCCTGCTGGCGGCGGTAAGCACGCTTAGACTCGTCTGTTTCAAAATGCCAGCGTTGGTGCAGGTCGTTCCAGTCGACTTTTCGGCCGGGCTGCGGGATCAAGGACGCTTTACAGTTGAATCCCATTTCACGGGACTGTTTTACCCACTTCCTGACATACCGGCGCGTTTCAGGCTCGTTATCCAAAGCCCAGACGAGGGTTGGCAGTTTGCCGCCGCGCTGCCGCGACAGTTCCTTTAACGCATCCACCGGGAAGTTGTTGTTGGACATGGCGGATACTGCCGCTATGCCGTTGTGTTCCAGGGCAATGGCGTCAAAGATCCCTTCGACGATCCACAGCTCTTTGATGTTGACCAGGTCTACCGATGGCGGGCACCACCAGCCGCCGCTTGGGCTTTCGCCTTTTTTGAAGCGGGCCTTCATATTTCCGAAGCGATCCGCCCGGTCAATCAGACGTTCCCAATATCCCCCTTTGTCCAAAGGGAAACGAACTGTGGCGCTGCCGGCATTGAGCTTGTCGGAGTAGAACGAATCCTGAGTGAACCACCCATTGATCCGCTCGATTTGAAAGCCGCGGGCAAACTCCAAATAAGCCCGCGCTGTTGCATTTGGGTTGTCGCTTGTTGCGGGTACCCGTTTGCTCCAGTTCTCGAAAAGGTCTTTGTAAATCTCCTTCACATGCATTGTGAATTTGCACTTTTCAGGTCGCCCGCAAATGATCATCCAGGGTTCATCGTGGCGGGCGTACAGCAGCTTGTCTTTGTGGTTGCAGCTAGGGCAAACGCCCCCGCGCATGTATTGAGTGCCTGGGCGATGTTTCAGGCCATAGTCAGCCTCAAGTCGCTGCAGGATGTCGTAGCGCAGATCTTCTCTCATGGTTACTTCACTGATTTAAGGCTGAGGGATAGGGCTGCCATCAGGCGTTTTTGTGCAGCCATTACCGGGACGTGGGCGAGAATTGCCCCGTGGCGCAGACCGTCCGAGATCAAGCGGAATTGGTCGGCATACCAGTGTTCATTGAGGTTTGAGCGGTACTGTTCACGCAGGGCCATAAGCAGCGCTTCGGCCTCTGCAGGAGGCAGTTGGGTGGTGACAATTACGGCGTTTCCCATCGTAAAACCTCGATTTTGGGCGCAGCTCACCCAAACCCACTGGGTGTGGGGCAGGCGGTTATTGGGTTGGTGGTTCTATTGGGCTATCAAGAAACGGTCGATATGGGCCGTTTTGCGTGCAACTGAATGACGGCTAGTACCTCTGCATGACGTGCGGCCATGTGCAGGCTTTCGGCTTTAAGGATGGCGTCTGCTTCGCCTTGATCGATTACGCCGTCTTCAAGGGCTTGGGCAATGATCTGGTCTACAGTCCCGCGCTTGGCTGCTGTCTTTACGCACATGGTGTACATCTCCAAATTGTCGAGAGACTCAGGCTGCGCGACCGGGACGAACATTCCGCCGTACATGCCAGCGATGTATTCGGGAAAGTGAGTGGTGCCTGTGTCCTGTTCAAGTTGAAATATTTGCGACTCGGTCAGGGGGCGGCTGTTCTCATACAGGTGGTTGTCAAACTGCTTGATGTCTTCAAAACCCAGTCGGGTAGAGGCGCACTCCCGGCCACCTGGGTAAGCCAGGATTACCAGTCGCATAACCTGTCGGCGCGTTTTTAAAACTTGGCCTTTCATCTTCTACTTTCCCCCGTTACGCAGTGCTATTACTGTGCGATCACGCCGTCTTTGATGCCGAGTAATACGGCAGCGCGATGTGCTTCCCCACGACGACAAAGGCTCTGGCCACTCAGTACTGCGTAAACGGTGCTAGGGTTCAGGTTGTGCAAAACCGCGAAGTTCTTCGCTGACTGGCCACGCTTCTCCAGGGCTTCTCGAGCCTGTTTCCGCGCTTGCTCGTTGGTAGTGGTGTTGGGCATAGTGCAATTCCTTGCGTTTTCGTGTGATGACAAGCGCAGGATGTGGCAAAAAACTGCCATTGTAAATATGTGAGTGGAAATAAATTGACTCTATCTGAAGAAATTGGGGCGCGTTTGCGTGAGCTGCGTTCACAGACCGGCCTGACTC